GTGGAGAGGTTGTTCCTGTTGAGTTTGATGGTGCTGTTGTATTTCTTACAAAGTCCAAAGGTGCTGTTAGAGAGTTTGTATTCTCTGATATAAGCCAAGCATATAATGCTGATGCATTGACACTGTTGTCACCTCATTTGATAGGCATTCCAACAGAAATGGTTGCTCAACGTGAAGCGTCCGACCAAGTTGAAGCGTATCTTTATCTTGTTAATGAAGATGGCAAAATGCCTGTCTTTATGTCTATTCGTAAAGAACAGCTACAGGGATGGGCTGAATGGTCAACACAAGGCTCTTTTAAGAACAATGTTGTTGTGAACAGGGTTGTTTACGCTATCTGCGAAAGACAGATAAATGGAAGCACCTTTACCTCACTGGAAGTTCTGGACAACGATTATCACACTGACAGTGCTATTAAAGACACCGATGCTACAGCTAAAACAAATTGGACTGTAGCGCATTTGCCAAATACTCAGGTTGTAGTTAAGTCTGATAATTATGCAATGGGGACATACACAACAGATGCAAGCGGTAACTTCACTCTTACAGCCGCAGTTGATAATATCGAAGTTGGCTTAGATTACACTCCTGAGTTAGTGACCTTGCCTCCTGAATTTCAGCTTCCAGATGGAATATCTTTTGGTCAAAAGCGTAGGGTGGTTCGTGCAGTAATAGACCTAAACGAAACTCTTAACGTAAAAACCAAAGGAACAACTTTGTTGATTAGAAGGGTTACAAATAACTTTGCTAATCAACCTGACCCTATTACTGGTCGTAAAGAAGTGTATTTACTAGGATGGGGTAATGAAGGTACTGTAACAATAACACAAGACCAACCGTTGCCCATAACGATTAACGGTTTATTGCTAGAGGTAGAAGTGTAATGGGCGTAGAAATGGCTATTGCTGGTGCTTTGATTGGTTTAGCTGGTGCTAGGCAACAAAAAGCAGCCTATGAAATGGAAGCAAAAGCTTACGAAGAGCAAGCTGAAATGGCTCAGATACAGGCTCGTCAACAAGAGTCTGAAAGACGCTCACAGTTGCGTAAACAGCTTGCTTCTCTAGGTACATCCATGTCTTCGCAGGGTGTTGCCCTTACTCCAAATCAAGGCTCTGTAGGTGCTATTAAAAAAGCTGAGGTAGATATAGCAAAGGCAGATATATCATCAATAAAGCTTATGGGTATGAGCAATAGAAGAAAGTACGATATTAGTGCGGCTGGTTCTAGGGCGGCAGGAAAAGCCACAATGACTACAGCAATAGGACGTGCTGCTGGTCAAGGGTATAGCATTAGTCAAGGTGGGTCAGGAGTTGCGTAATGGTTTTTAAACCAACAAAAGGAAGACAGGTCTTTACCCAGCCTACAGGTATGCCTAATTTGTCTGGCTTTAAAGAAGCGGCAAGAGCTTATACAGAACTTGGTCAAATGGCATTTAACATTGGTACTGACATAATGAAGTCAGAGTACAATGATGCCATTCGTCAAGCTGAGATTGATGGCAAAACTGCTGGTGTAACATACGACAAAGATAATAATCTTGTTCCTTTGACAAATCTTAATTATGGCAAAGAAATATCTTTATTTTCTAAAAAAGACCAAGAATTAGTTGCTCGTAAATTTAGACAATCCGCTATAACAAGCTATGTTTCTGCCGCATCTAATGATATTAGGATTTCTGCTGAACAATCATTAGACGCTAATCCTAATGACCCAGATAAGATTAGGGCTAATTTAGATGGTTATCTTCAGGAGTTAAAAACTCTTGAACCAGAAATTTATTCGTCTTTAGCCCCTAAAGCTGTAGCGGAATATACAATTGCTGAAAACAAAGCATTAGCCCAGCAACAAAAAGAAGCTAAAGAGTACAATGTATCTCAAAATGTAAGCGCATTTAAAGCTAATTCAGTAAAGTTAGGTGTTCATACTGCAAAAGGTCCTGTTGATGAAAATTATCTACCAGCAGAAGGTCAGGAACTTTTAATTCAAGAAATTCTTGAAGAACAAGACCAAATTAAACAATCTCTTGAAGCTGACGGTGTATCTAAAGAGCAAATTCTACAGCTAGAAAACACTCAAAACACAGTTGTCATGTCCAGGACATTTCAAGCGGCTGTAGAGCGTTCCTTTCAAATTAACGGCACTTCTGCAACTTATGAATTGATTGCTGACTTAAAGATGAAAGCGGCTCAATCAGAAGGCATTGATGCTACAGCAGTAGATAGTTTGCTAAACAGCACAATGACTGGTCTTGTTGCAATATCTACAGCGCAAGAAAAAGAGCAAAAAGACTTTCTTACAAATATTTATCACAATCTTTATAGAGATATTATCTTAAACAAGTTTAATATTAGAGACGCTGTAAATAATCCTGACCATGAGTTCCATGAATTAGATGGAACAAGACAGGCGACTTTGTTTACATTAGGCGTTTCCAATACAAAGCAAATTAGTTCTGATTTAGAGACAGCTAATACTGCTGTGTATAATAATGCATTATCAGACCTTCAAAATCCTGAAGTGAGTGGCTTCGATAATATTCAAAGGTCTATGAGATTGATTAATAGTCTTGTAGATGAAAATGCATTAGGAAACGAAAGCTACAAACTAGGAGTTCAAGCCAGAGCTGAGTTTGCAAAAGCAGAGCAATATTTTTTATCCCAAGGTGGAATGAAGCAAGGTGCTTTTATTCAAAGTGAGTTGGGTGCTATGTCTAGCTTTACGCACCCTCCACGTTATTACAACAACGAAACCTATATTGCTGGTTTAGAAGCAAATGGCGTAATTGGTGAAGGGGCTTATTTTTCAACCAGAAAAGAATTTATCAACCAAGTTGAAACTTATGCCAAGTTGTATGAAACACGTTTTGATACCTTAAAGCTTGCTAATAAAGGTACAGAAAAAGCTCTCAATAACATTATGCCAAGTTCAACAGAAATGGCAGCAATGGTAGAAGCAAATGGCTTTGATAAAGTAATCGTTAATGGTGAATTGGTTGACTTTAATTTGCTGTCAAATGATGAAGCTGTTTATACAGCCAGTGTTGATGCTGTAGCCGCATTTGCAGTTGAAACAGATGGACTCATTCATCCTGAAGCGGAAGTAATATTTAAAAACGCAAAGAATACTCCTGAAAATGCAAATAGAGCTTTGCAAATTATGGGTCAGAGTATGTCGGCTATTCGTGCAAAGCATGAAGGTGAGCGTGAGGAGTTTGTAGAAGCAAGGTTTTATAGAAACTTAGATATGGACACTGTTCAGTTTCTAAGAGCTATTGACCGTTTAGGCATTGAGAATGCCATGAAAGCTTACTCTGTTGCTCCAAACATGAACAGAAATGCAAATGGTATTGTAGCGAATGAAAAATATGGTGGAGAAAATTTTGACACTGTATTTCAAAACGCATTTATTGAAGCTGTTAAAGGAAAAGGTTTTCTTAAGTTTTTTCAGCCAAACATTACCCCAGAAGACAATCAAATGCTTTACCAAATGGCAGGTGAAGCTGGTGTAATGAACATAGAAGAAGCTATGATTGCTGACCCTGTTATTGAACGTACTATAAAAGAAATGTTCAATAATACCATGATGAAACATCCAATGTCTGTACCAGCAGAAGTAGTAAGGGATGTTTTGGGCCAAATTGGGAAAAGGGTTGGCTTTCAGAGAAATCCAGATACAGGTCAAATAGAGTTAAGAAAAGACCCTATATTGCGTATTGCACAAGCAACAACTGGCAATACAGGAATTAGTCTAAAGCCTGAAGATATTGACAATGATATTAAAGATAAGATTTTTGCCAATCCTGAGTTGTTTAAAGAAATACCAAGATTAAGAGAAGAGCTTGCTAATGTTGGTCAGGACATGGTTGCTGGTGGTAGACCTGGACCTACTCTTCATTATATAGCAAACGAAACATACGGTGGTGAGCCTACTTATGCAGTTGTCTTAAAAGATAGCTATGGAAAGGTTCGTGAGCTTTTTCCTGCATATAGCTTTAACTTTAAAAACACAAAAGCTTTTGGTGATGGAGATGCTCAATCGGCTTACAATCAAGCTTTATCTTCACTAACATCTGAGCGTTCAAAACGTGTTTGGTCTGCTATTGGTGTAATGGATCAAACGATGATTAACTCTGTGTTTCGTCAAATTGAAAGAAGAAGAAACGATAGAAGTTTAAATGGTTTGATTAGTATATATAACCAAACATTTGGTGGTTATAAAATGAACTATTTAGATGATGCACCTCTTACAGAAACTGAGGTGAATGAGTTTATGGACATGATTGACTTATGGCGTCAGTTAGGCTGGTAAGATGAATAATATTGACTGGAAGTTTATTGAAGAGCGTGAAGGAAACAAGCTAACTGGCTATGTTCCTAATGCCAAGAACAGTAAATCTGGTGTTACTATTGCCAGTGGTTTTGACCTTGGTGCTAGAAACTTGTCAGATTTATCTGGTCTTCCAGAAGATATTATAACTTTGCTAAAACCTTTTCTTGGCTTCAAAGGTGCTGAAGCACAAGAAATGGCGAAAAACCTTAAAGTAAGCCAAACACAGGCTGAGACTATAAATGAGTTTGCACATAAACAAGCCGCAGAAAATCTTGCGTCTAAATGGAAAGCAAAGACAGGTCAAGATTTTGCTGAGTTACCCAAAAACAAAGCAACAGTAATTGCATCTGTAGCTTTTCAGTATGGTGACTTGGAAACAAAAACCCCTAACTTTTGGAGACAGGTAACAGAAGATGATTGGGGTGCGGCTATAAAAAACCTTCGTGATTTTGGTGACGATTACGACACCAGAAGAAACCTAGAAGCTGACTTTGTAGAATCAGGCATGTCTGAAACAGAGCTTGAATCAAAAAAAAAATTTGAAACAGAATTAGCTAGAGCCAAACAATACGGCATACAAGAAGCTATGATATCTGGTGAAGAGGGTGGTTTAGGTTCTGCCCCAACTGCTGACATAGCCCAACCTCCGCAAGAGGTTATTGAAGATTTAGACATCCCTGCCGAAACAGTAGAAACTCTTCCTGTAACTGAAGAAGTTATAGAAGAGCCTAATATTCAAGAAGCTCCTCAAGATAGCGGTTTATCTGAAACACTGCCTAGTCCTGGGGATATCTACGGTGGATATACACAGCTTTATGGTAATGGGGAGCAATACGGTCAAAGAATACCATCAAAGCTAAATGAAGCTGACGAATATGATTATCGTGTTTTTGATGAAGACGGCTGGGACGTATGGGGTGCTGCTTTTAGACAGCATAACTTCATTCCATCTCTTGTAAGGATGATTAGTGCAACTGACTCAAAGTATCAGCCTGTACCAGATTACAATCCACATGCAGACAAAGAACTTATAAGCAAGGTTGGTGCTGATGGAACTTGGAGGTTTAGACAGTCTCAATCACCAGCAGAATCAATGATGTTGTATGAAAGAATGCAACAAGATGCAGAAGATATGATGCTTCTAAATTCCACACCGTCCATTAGCAAACAGATGATAGCTGGACTGGCAACACCAACGACATTTGCCCCTATAGCTCCTTTAAAGGTATTGCAAACGGCAAATAGAACTAGGCGTTTTGTTGGTGGTGCGGCATTCACAGCCGCTTTAACTGCACCAGAACAGTTGCTTATTGATAGTCAAAACACACAAAGAGATACTAGCCACACTGCTATAATATTAGCTGGTGCTAGTTTGTTAGGTGGTGGTCTATCGGTTGCTTTTGGTAAAGCGCCAAAGATTATTCCTCAAGAACAAAAGTTATTAACGAACAAAATGAATGGTGAGGGACTGTACAGGCCTGCTGGTTCTGGCGTAAGTCCTGAAAAAGCAAGGGAAGCCGCCTATGCTCAAATGGAGACAGAAGCTTTAGTAGAAACTGGTATTGGTGTTGAGAAGATAGGGTGGAATCCTGTAACAAGGATGTTGCAAAGTGAAAACCCATTTGTAAGAAACCTTGCTGTTGGCATGGTTGATGTTGGGGGAATGATGCAAAAAAAGGTTACAGACCTTGGCCTTGAAATGGACCAATCTGTAGAGACAACCTTTAGGACTACATATTTATCTAAGCTGTTAGATAGTGTTAGAGCTTCTGATGAAGCATATCTTGCCTATAGAAACATTGCTGTACCAAAGACGGATGCTGGCCGTGCTGTAACTATGATGAAAACAAAAGTTACAGACATGGTAAAGGGTGGTGATTCGCTTGGTGAGGTTCAGTTTAGGCATCGTGTAGGCATGGCTATGCGTAGAGGTGATGTAGACGAAATGAATGATGCCGCATCACCTTATGTAACAAAAGCCGCAAAAGAGTATAGAAAGACTTTCAACTTTATAAAGAAGGAAGCTGAATCTGTAAGGCTATTTGAACGTGAGTTGAAAAAACAAATAGATGAAGCTGTAGAGCCGGGTCTAAAAGCTGAACTGACTGAAAAGCTGAAAAAGCTAAGAGAGCAAGGTGTTACTGCAAACAACGCTTTAAGCTATCTTCCAAGAATATACCGTGTTGATAAAATCATGGATAATCAGCAGGGCTTTTTATCTATTGTAGAAAACTATGCTAGAAGAAGTTTACGATTAGATGCACAAGCGGCTAAAGCTTACGCAAATGATGTTTTGGACACTGTTACACACAGAAGACCTTATGTAGATTTAGAAGGTGTAAGTGATAATCTTGATTGGATTAAAACTCCATCTGGCGCACAGTCTAGGACATTAGATATTCCTGATGACTTGTTAGAAGAATTTCTTGAAAATGACGTAGAGACACTTCTGCGTCATCATGTAAAAACTATGGGCATGGACATTGAACTGACTCGTAAATATGGCGATGTTAGCATGTCAAGTGTAATAGATGACATCACTCAAGAGTACAATAGACTCATGGGCAAAGTATCTGAAAAAATTGATAATATTGTTAGTGGTCAAAGTATATCTATAAAAGTCCACAGAGGAAGTGGTGGTAAAGGTAAGGTCAGCTTTGAAGAGTCCGCTTTAGGAGACGGTCTTTATTTTGCAACAAATGCAAAAACAGCATCTAGGTTTGGTAAGCAAGTAGATGAAGTAGATATTACTTTAAAAAATCCATTAAAAATTACATCAGATGATGAACTTATGGCTTTGTTTAGACAAGCTGGCTTAAACGCAGATGAACTTCAAGCTGCTAAAAAAGCTTATGATGATTTTATGTCTGCTATGGCAGAGAAAAGAAAAAGCCTTGGAACAGGCAAAAGTTTGTCTGAAAACAAAAAACTTACGGATGAATGGTTTGCAGAATTTGATTCTGGCTATAATAAAGTTGCCGCAAGTTATTCTTCTTTAAGACAGTCATATATGAAACAATTGCGTCAGTGGGCAGAATCTAATGGTCACGATTCTATTTCAATAAATTTTGGATTGAATGATTTTGACCAAGTGACCAAAGGCAAGCTTACTCCATTTAAAATAATGGATGAATACTCAAATGTTGCAGGCAAGGGTGGTCGCCATCAAATACTAGAAGAAACATTTTCACATGACCAAATTGTTGTGTTTAATAAAAAGTTTGATGATTATGGTTCTGTGGGAACAACAAGAAATCAAGATGATATTGCTAGATTAGAAAAAGCAATGGAAGCAGACCTTCGTGATATTCGTGGTTTGCGTGATAGACTTCGTGGTACTTATGGAGCTTCCAAAGACCCACATGCTTTATCTAGTAGATTTGTAAGAACAATGAAATCTATAAATACACTTGCTGGCATGGGAAGTGCTGTTGTGTCTTCTGTTCCTGATGTTGCTAGACTTGTTATGGTAGAAGGTTTTGAAAACGCCTATTCAAAGGGTTTTGCTACTTTATTTGATAGACAAGCAAAACTAGTTCGTCAGTTGGGAAGAAGAGAGTTAGACCAAGCATCTATTGCTGTAGATGCAAGTCTTGGCTTAAGAAGCCATGCAATGTCTGATTTGGGTGATTTATTTGGTTCGAGATATGGAATTGAGAGAAAGTTAAACCAAGCAACTGGGATGTTCTTTTTGTTTAACGGTTTAAATATATGGAATCAGGCACTTAAAGAAATGGCTGGTAACATGACAATGTTAAGAATGACTGAAGGTTTAATGAAACCTTGGTCAAAATTAACAAAAGCAGACCAAGAAAAGTTTTTAAAGAATGGTATTGGTCAGCAAGACCACATGCGTATGCAACAGCAAATACGTCAGTTTGGTAGGCAAGAAGGAAAAGAGTGGCTACCTGAAACAGAAGCTTGGACTGACGCTACAATGAGACTGAAGTTTAGAAACGCTCTAAACCAAAATGTAGAAAGAATAATCATAACTCCTGGGGCTGGTGATAGAGCATTGTGGACATCTACAGAATTTGGCTCAATGCTTACTCAGTTTAAGTCTTATGGTCAGGGGGCTATGGTGAGAATGCTTACTGCTGGCTTACAAGAAAAAGACGGTGCTTTTTGGCAAGGTGCATTTTTAATTGTAGGTTTAGCTGGAATTATAAATGAAATCAAAAGATTACAGTATGGCATAGATTCTGATGAAGATGTTGGTACAAAGCTAATTAATGCAATTGACAGGTCTGGAATAGGCGGATGGTTTACAGATGTTAATAATGCAATTGAAAAGATTAGCGACCATAAATTAGGTATGCGTCCTTTCTTTACTGACCAGCCACAATATCAAATGCCTTTTGGAGCAAAGGCTGGTGCAGTTGCAGGACCTACAGCAAGTAACTTAATAAATATGGCAGACGTTGCATCGGATGTTATTACGTTTAATGCAGATGAGAAAACCTTAAGAAACTCTAGGTTTTTCTTCCCAACAGGTAATTTATTTTACTTAGACCCTATATATGATGGAGTTTTTGGGGAAGGTAATGTGAATAGACAGCAAACTAGCAATAGGGAATAGATAAAGTATGGCTACTATAGAAATTGCAGATAATGACGCTAGAGTCCAATACACCCAAGCCGTAACTGCTAATACTACGCAGTTGACGATTGATTTCCCATTCTTTGACCTTGATGATATCAATGTTATTGTTACCACTGCGGCTGGTATTGATACCACGCTGTCCAGAGGTACAGGCACTGGTACATTTGCTGTTACAGGAACTGCGGTAGATGATGGATTTTCTGGTGGATATATTACTCTTGGCGACACTTATAGTGCAGGAACTGATACATTCACTATTTTTAGGGACATACCTGTAGCCAGAACTACAGACTTCCCAACATCAGGACCTTTTAATATCTCGTCACTCAATACTGAGTTAGACAAGATTATTGCTATTGAACAAGAGCTAGAAACCAAGATTAGCCGTACAATGAAGCTGTCAGATTCTGATACTGCCGCTTCAATTACTTTGCCTTCATCAGCAACTAGAGCGAACAAGTTTCTATCATTTGATGCTAACGGTGGTGTAACGGTATCAACAACCATTGGTGATTACAAAGGCACAGATACGACCACCACTACAGCCGCTTATGTAAAACATGATGTTATCAAATCAACAACTACGGCACAGCTAGATAACGTATATATCTGTGTAGCAGATTCAGCTATTGGTGATTTGCTTACAGACACAAACCACTTTGAATTGCTTGTGGATGCTGTTTCTGCCGCTACATCAGCCACTAATGCCGCATCAAGTGCATCTGCTGCAGCTACAAGCGCATCTAATGCCGCTACTAGCGAGACTAATGCCGCAACATCAGAAAGCAATGCGGCAACAAGCGAGACAAATGCGGCTACCTCAGAAACAAATGCCGCCACCTCTGAAACTAATGCAGCTACTTCTGCTACAAATGCGGCTAACAGTGCATCTGCGGCAGAAGCTACATTTGACCTATTCGATGATTCGTATCTAGGTGCAAAAGCCAGCGACCCAAGCCTGGATAATGACGGCAACGCATTACAGGATGGTGCGTTGTACTTTGACACAACCAACAATGTGATGAAGGTTTATGACCTTGGCACAACAACTTGGCTTAGATTAACGCCAACCGTTGCAAACCAAACAAATATCAACACTGTTGCTGGCATAGCCAGTGATGTGACCACGGTTGCTGGCATTTCATCTAATGTTACAACTGTTGCAGGGATATCAGCAAACACAACTACGGTTGCTGGAATATCATCTGATGTGACAACAGTAGCTGGTATTTCTGCTGACGTAACCACAGTGGCTGGTGACAGCGCAGATATAGCTACAGTAGCTGGTATTTCATCTGATGTGAGTGCGGTTGGTGCTGTAGCGGCTAACGTCACAACGGTTGCCAACAATCTTACTGACATCAACAGCTTTGCTAACACCTACTTTATTAGTGCAACTGCACCGTCATCACCTACTGAGGGTGATTTATGGTTTGACACAACCAACGACATTATGAAGGTGTATGATGGCTCTGGCTTTGTTAATGCTGGTTCATCTGTAAATGGCACTGCTGAACGCAGTACATATACTGCAACAAGTGGGCAGACCACTTTTGCGGCTACCTATGATGCTGGCTATGTAGATGTCTATCTGAATGGCATCAAGCTAATTGACGGCACAGACTTCACAGCAACAGATGGTGCTAACGTAGTCTTAGCGTCTGGTGCGGCACTGAATGATACAGTAGATATTGTTGGTTATGGTACGTTCAACATTGCCATTCCAGACATTTCTGGTGATGCCACTCCCCAGCTTGGCGGCAATCTCGATGTAAATGGCAATAGCATTGTTAGCGCATCAAACGGTGATATCAACATCACGCCTAATGGCACTGGCAATGTGTCGCTTGGTAACTTTACCTTTGATGCAGACCAGAGCGTAGGTGCTGGGCAAGATAACTATCTTCTGACATACGACCATTCAACAACCTCTATTAG